TTTCGAAGTTACTGCAACTTTGGGTTGCGACCGATGCATCGTCCTAACTGCAGGATAGAAATCTGCAGTCTCACATAGGAGTGTCCAGAAGGACTTGGTTGTACCAGATCCTCCCGGAACCAGATCAAGATAATTCTTGAGAAGGTTGCCAGGGGTTTTGGCCCACTCCCCATGGACCCAGCAGTAAGCTGCGTGGAATCGATGGGCAAAGCTAGAAGGTGCACCTCGTAAGGTCTCTGGTAAAGGTCTTTTGGCAAGGAGATGCTGAGTACGACTTTTGGTCATAAAGGGGTCTTCCCTTTTATCAGCACTCATACTTGAGATCACAAATGGCTGTGGACGGGAAAGCAGGCTTACGCCCTTTCCAATGATCGTCTCACCAAGGTGTGCTTGAATCCCTGGAAGGAAGCATTGTCTCACAAACTGAGACCACTCCGTAAGGAATGGTTCTGAAAGTGGCCGACCCGGGTTTAGTATAGTACTAAATTTCGGTGCTCCCTTACAAGGCATCACCCTGTACACTCCGAAGAATGTCAACCATAGCTGGATTGTCTCCTTGTTACCAAGGCGTATTTCTCTTCTTGCAAAGGAAGGGATAATACGAGGGAGTCCATCCCTAGACCGGGCAACAGCTACCTTCCCAATTTCTCGGGAATTAAACTGTAGATGCCCTCCAGGTAATGCCTGCAAAAGCGCAGTATTACAGACCTTCAAGTAGAGAACGAGGCCTTTCGCCCCATTACACTTGCTAATGGCTACGCATGCTTTTGCGAACGTCGCAAGTTGTATGATTTTCGACCGGGATACCTTACCTAACACTAGCCGAATCCAGGTAATACCTGGACGAAGCCAGTGTCTCCAGACTTTTAGATCTGGACGCCATGTAACAGGTCTGAGGAGCATCCTTGAGCCCTTAATTCTAAGGGTTTGTAAAAGGAGCTTCATAAGACTAATACTTAAGGCCGTTTTAAGGCTGAAAGTGACTGTTACGCTTCAGTTTTCTAGACGGATTAATGAACCCGTTAGAGCTGCAGGCGCTCTTGGTAAGAGACGGGGGTTACCCGTGTCGGAATCTACGAACTACGCGCAGTTCCGGATTCCACCCCTCCCCGTGAGGGAATTGACCGCAAAGACTGGTTAGGTCTTCCGCCAAGACCCACACCCAGGTTATGTTTCCACAACCCAGTTACGGAGATTTAGGTTTCCGTCAGCAGCACGCCTTCAATAGCACCGACTACTTTAGCGGCACTATAGGTCAAGAGGCTTGACTGGATTGTGAAACGTATCTCACTTTCCTACATCATAACACCCTATCACTATAGGTGGAAGGTAGACACATAGACTTTGACAGTCCTGTCCACGGACAGAGGCTCGTTAGGCTTATCCATGGAGGTTGCCCACATACCTATGTTACCATAAGTATGAACTGGTGAAAACCAGCTCCCTCCTATTTCTTCCATGTGTTGGTTTGGTAGTCCCCGACCAAGGGGAGCCATTCCGCCACCCAAGAAATCCCTGAAAGGGAGATCTTGGTGTACGAAGATATGTGGAGGATAGGGTCACTAGTGTGAGTACTGCCATATTGCCTAGCCTTGATCACTGATCGAGAACTAGGGATGGTAGAGGTTAAGAACCTTTCGGTTCAGAACCCCTTTGCGTGCCTCAAGACCCGGGTAGGGTCAAGAGTGAACATTTTATAAAGGATTACTCCCTTATCTCCCCAAGTTACACAACAAGTCTATGCGCTTCCATCACTCAGAACGCACTAAAGTAACCACGTTTTGGGTTAGTCTCAATAGGTGAACATGATGGGGTCCGGTACAAAGGTACCTCGGCCCAGGATGCTCGCGATCAATTCTAGATCACTAATTCTTGCGAACTAGCATTCTAGGTGATCTCTTCCAGTGTTTAACACTCACTGGACCTAAAGAGAGGTCATCTCGGAAACTATTTCCAAGAACTCAGCTGTCA